TTGAAGGAAAACTTTTTATGAAATTGTTTAAGCAATATTTAAATCCAAAGTTTAAGTATTATAGACAATTTAGAAAACAAGGTTCTTGGACTCATTCAGTAAATTCTACAGACGGTGACAGTTTTGTAATTTACGTTGATGACAAGAATAAAAAAACTTTGGCTGACGAATACATTCAGTCAAGTTTAAAACATCAAGACAAACTTAATCAAATAAAGAAAATCCTAAATGATTAAATGTTCAAAATGCAAAAACAAGGCGACAGTAGTAGAAAATAAAATCTATTACTGCGCCATTTGTATCTTAGAAAAAATCTATATTTCGAGGGGTGCTAAAATAATATTCAAATAGCACCCACAATCGACAGCATTCATTGAATGCAGCTACAGATTATATGTACTAAGGGGCGAATAAAAATTTAAATTTTACATAGCTGATATGATAGGGGCGAGGGGCGATTGATTGGTGGCGCAGACTATAGGATTCGAACCTATGACCTATCGTTTAGAAAACGATTGCTCTATCCAACTGAGCTAAGTCTGCATAACTTTAATATATCAGTTTACAAAATTCTATGCAAATTATAGAATAAATCAAATCAACAATTAATAGGAAAGGAGGTTATATGGGAAATTTTAATATACGTCTTTGTATATTAGGTCTCTACGGTAACCAACTTCTAACAATGCAGAAAAATCCTACAAATTTACATGGTGGGTTTTCTAATTGGAAGTTCTGGTGCTACTTTATTGTAGTCTATTATAAAGACTATTTTAAGAAGCTTCGTAGACTACTTAATCACCAACAAATGACACCCATTTTGTGTAAAAATCTTTAGGAGGATAATATGCAGATAAATTTTATTCTTTTTAAAGTCTATATAGAACCGTATAGAAAATGGAGTAATCTTAAAGTTAAACATGATAAACCAAAAAAGGAATATATAATTGATTATGGTTACTGGAGAATTTTTATATATTAACTATTGTGTTTAATGAACATGAATTTAGTTGTTTACCGTGTAATATAAATCATAAACAACTAAAATTAATCGACAAAGGAAAGAGATGAACGCTATACAACTGCTAAAACACATCGAAGAAATTCGGAAATATGATGCAGATATACAAAGTCAAACCATTGCAGTATTTTTATATGTAGCAATTAATGAAGGTAAGGATGGCGTACCTATGACTACAATTGCAAAAGGTTTGAACTTGGCTCAATCTAGTGTGAGCCGTAATGTTAGTCTTCTTTGCAAATGGTCTTGGTCCAGGAAGGAAGGATTAAATTTCTTGGAAAGTTTTGAAGACCCAATGGAACGAAGGCGTAAACTAGTTAAGTTAACTAATCGAGGAAAAAAATTGTATGCTACAATTCGTTAACTTTAATAACAGCATAGGAAGGAGGTATATAATGAAAGCTAATCCAAAAGAGCTGCAAGAAATCTATAAACTTGTTTGTAAAACACAATGGGATTTGGGGCGAGATGAAAGCGTCAAATTACGAGCAAAAAAGATTATGGAATTTTGGGGCGAAGACACTTTTATAAATGATGTTGATGAAAGTATGATTGACGGTCTGGTTGCTGAATTGCGAAATAGAAATTTATCTGAAGCTACAGTTAACAGATACTTGTCAGCTATCTCTACAATGATAACGTTTTGCCTAAGAAGATATAACGTTTACAATTTAAAGAGAAAGCCATACATCAATTGGCTGAAAGAACCAAAACACAAATTAAGATATGTTACTCAAGAAGAAGAGAAACAATTAATATCTTTGTTACGTTCTTGGAATATGAAAGATGACGCTGATTTCTTTATCATGTTAATTGATACTGGAATTAGATTGTCTGAGCTGCAAAGACTTAAAGTTGGTGAATGTTTTGTAAATCAAATACAACTTTACAAAACAAAGAACGATGAGCCAAGGGGAGTACCCTTGACAAAACGTTGCCAAGAAATTGTTGAAAGACTTTCGCAAGATAAAAAACCAAACGAAAGATTATTTCAACACTTTGCTCAGTGGAGACCAAATTCAAGTTGGCGTAGAGTCCGTAAAGCAATGGGACTTCAAGGTGACAATAGATTTGGAATACACGCTTGTAGACGAACATTAGTTCACAGATTGTTGAACAATGATGTTCCAGAAAAAGCTGTTCAAACATGGGTCGGACATGAAAGTTCACGTATGATTGAACGTTACGGTAAAGTATTAAGTAAACGATTAACTTCGTTTGTGGACGTACTTGAACCACAATCCACTAAAGAGAATGAGCCAACGGATATACAAGAACCGTTGCGTAAAACCTCTTGATGGATTAATTAAATGTTTGGATTAGTGTTAAAAGACATAGTAAACCATCGGATTGTTCTCCAACTTTATATGATTGTTTGTTGGATGACATCGGATTTCTAATCAAGTGGTGGGTCTGGCGTCCCATCGGATTGTTTAGAAGTTATCCCCTGGTATTACTACCTTTTAACACTTTTCCAACATTTAAAAAAATTTACACTAATCAATCCGTATGTGGGTTAATTAGTACCCCTATTAGAACCAGGGGGGCTACAAGTCCCTCTAAACAAATCAAAGGAGTCGTATGTTGAAATCTAAAGGATATATAACGTTACCCTTTACCTCTCTTAAAGACCAATTAGAGTTGGAAAAGGATATGAGAAACCGTGGTATTAATCGTTTTCAAAAAAGATTAAGAGACCACAAGAAAAGGGGCGAAGAGAGTTTTACTAATTATGGTAAGACTTTATTGTCCAATTCTATAAGACCACTTTCAGAAGCAATTTCACAATTTGTAAATGAAGGTGAAAATCAAAAGGGTGTCCAACCCATAGCTAGAAGGCTATTATCTTTAATCGAACCAGACATAGCGTCTTTAATTACTGCAAAGAGTATTATTAATTCTATTACTATTGCACGTAAACTTACTAGTGCTGCCATTAACGTAGCAAGTAAGATTGAAGACGAAGTTGCATTAAGAACATTTGAAGAGTCAAAACCAGAGCATTATGGAATAGTGAAAACAGACCTAGATAAAAGGTCGTTTGGCTATATGTATAAAAGACGGAAGCTTCGAGAGTCAGCGCAAAAGAATGAGTTGGAGTGGGTATTGTGGACCAGGAGTGAAAAGGTTCATGTTGGCTATAAGTTAATTGAACTTATGGTTTTATCTACTGGACTTTGTGAAGTCAAAGCGCAGCTCAGAAAGAGAAGACAAGAGAAAGTTTTATTGCCTACTGAGAAAACTTTAGAATGGATAAATAATCGAAATGATTTTTTAGAAGTTCTAGCACCAGAATATTTTCCTACAATTGTCCCACCAAGAGTTTGGGAAGAAGGTAAAGTGACCGGTGGTGGTTATTATAGTAGACATATAAAACCATTGAGTCTTGTTAAGTATCGTAAGAGAGAAAACTTACAGCAAATAAAAGATGTTCAAATGCCAATCATTTATAAAGGCATTAACGCAATGCAAAACACACCATACAAAATAAATAATTTTATCTTAGAAGTTTTACAAAAAGCTTGGGACAAAAATATTAATATTGGTGGATTACCAAAAGCTGAACTAGAAGAATTACCGAATAAACCTCACGACATTGAGACTAATAAAGAAGCAAGAAGAGAATACAGACAGAAAGCTGTCCTGGTCCATACTGAAAATGCTAGACAAAAATCTAAAAGATTATTGTTTGCAAAAGTATTGTGGATAGCTGATATGTTTAAAGATAAAATTTTCTATCATGCTCATACATTAGATTTTAGGTCTAGATGTTATCACGTTACAAATTATTTAAATGGACAAGGCGTTGACTTTGCAAAAGCTTTACATTTATTTGGAACTGGTAAAAAAATTACAAAAGAAAACAATGGTGAATTTTGGTTAGCCGTTACTGGCGCAGCTCTATTTGGAATTGATAAAGTAAGTAGAAAAGAACAATTAGAATGGGTAATGAGTAACCAAAAAATGTTTGATGATATACAATCAGACCCATTTACAAATAGAGATTGGGAACACGCAGACAAACCTTTTCAATTTCTTGCATGGGTTAATGAGTGGTGTCAATTTAAACAACAAGGTTATAATTTTGTAAGTCATTTTATTTGTAACCAAGACGGTAGTTGTAATGGTATTCAACATTATAGTGGAATACTAAAACATTCACCTTCAGCAAAAGCAGTTAACTTATCAAACAGTGAAAGACCTCAAGATGTTTATACAGTTGTCAAAGATAAAGTTATAGAAAATTTAAAAACTATGACTGACAGTGAGTATGCAAAACTTTGGTTACAGTTTGGAGTTAAACGTTCTACAGTTAAGAGAGCAATAATGACTAGTCCGTATGGTTCAACACGTTACTCATGTAGTGACTTTGTTGATGAGGATTTAGTTAAAAGAAAAGACCAAGGAGATATGCACCCATTTGGTAGTGCTTCGTTTCAAGCTTGTACATTTTTAGCAGGCGTTATTTGGGACTCAATGGGTGAAGTTTTATCTTCTGCAAGATTAGGAATGTCATTCTTACAAGATTGTGCAAAAGTTTTAGCAAAGTCTGGACACGCTGTACGTTGGAATAATCCAGTTGGATTTCCAGTGATACAAGATTATCCAGAATTTAAATCTATGAGAGTGAAAACTAAATTATTTGGTGAAGTAATTAAACCTAGAATAAACGTAGAGACTGAAAAGTTTTCTATACATAAAGCTAAGAATAGTTGTCCCCCAAATTATATACACGCACAAGACTCAGCGCATTTATTTATGACTGTGGTCCAGGCGTATGATAAAGGAGTTTCACATTTTTGTAATGTGCATGACTCTTTTGGAACATTGGCTGCCGACAGTCAGACATTAGCTGATACAATCAGAGAAACATTTGTTGAGTTATATAACAATGGGTGTCCTTTAGAAGATTTTAAAACATCAATGTTACCAATATTAAATGATAAACAAAAAGAAAAATTACCAAAAGTACCAGAAAAAGGTGACTTCGATATTCATGAAGTATTGAAGAGTGAATTTTTCTTTGCATAAACCAATCCACTAGTGGGTAATTTAATAGTACCCCTATTAGAACTAACGGAGTAAACAATGGACGAAGTTCAAATGCCCTTAGACGAGGGCGTAGCTTTAATTGAAAAAGGCTATTTAGATAAAGAAACAGTAAACGAGGACTATGATAATGAAGAATAAGTACACAAAGATTGTTACACCAATCGGTGTTGCTCAGTACCCTTGGTTAACCCAAGCAGATACTAAGTTCAGCGAAGTAGGTGAATATAAAACAAATCTTATTGTTAATAAGAAAGACGCTCAAGAAGTTATCAAGATGATTGATACTGCTAGAGAAGAAAGCACAAAGAATGCTGTCGAGCAATCGAAAGGCAAGAAAGTAAAAGTTGCTGACGCACCTTATTACGATGAAGTAGATGATGACGGAAAGCCAACTGGCAATGTTATTTTCAAATTCAAATGTAAAGCAAAAGTTACAACCAAAAGTGGTGAAAGTTTTGAAAACAAACCAACACTATTTGACGCAAAAGGTAAACCAATGCTGAACGTAAACGTATGGGGTGGTTCAGAAATAAAAGTTAGTGCTGAACTGATACCTTACTTTACCAGTATGGTAGGCGCAGGTGTTAGTATGAGACTTAGAGCTGCACAAATTATTAAATTAATTGAAGGTGGCTCAAATTCTTCTGGTTACGGTTTTAAAGAAGAAGAAGGATATGAACACTCAGAAACAACAATGACTGAGGAGTTTGCAAATGATTCTAAGACCGAAGTATCGGAAGATAAAGACGACTTCTAAATATAGAAGTGGACTAGAAGAGCAAATTGCTCAACAATTGGAATTAAAAAATATTAATTTCGAATACGAAACAACGACTTTAAAATATACAAAACCAGAAAAGGTACATCGGTATACTCCAGATTTTATTTTAATAAAAAAGAATGGTGAACCAATGTACATAGAAGGCAAAGGTAGATTTTTAACAGTAGACAAACAAAAGTCTTTATTAGTTAAAAATCAATATCCTAAATTAGATTTGAGATTTGTTTTTTCAAACTCAAAAACTAGAATTTCTAAAAAATCCAAAACAACATACGCAATGTGGTGTGAGAAGCATAATTTTAAATATGCTGATTGCTACATACCAAAAGAGTGGATTAAAGAATTAAAATAGGATATACCTCCCGTGGGGAGTTTTTTCATATGAACTCCTTTTGTAGTGACCCCTGAGATAACATCAAAGGGGTCTTTTATTTTGGGTCAAAAAATTTTCAAGGAAATAACAGAATGGAAACAAGTGAATTTAGTTATCACGCACCGTGTTTTGAATGTGGAAGCAAAGATAATGTTGCCGTTTATTCGGATTCACATGGTCACTGCTTTGGTTGTGGCAAATATTATCACACTTACGAACAAAAAGAGGAAACGAAATTGGAAACAGAATTAATACAAGGTGAATTAAAACCTTTAAACAAAAGACA